GTTATTATCATTTGTTGTCACCTCTGCTTTCTTTCGTCTGCCTCTGGTTACCTTGGGTTCTTCCACAGTCTTAGGGATCAACCCAAGGTTCTCAGCTTCCTCAACAGTGAGGTCTTTGCCCCACTTGTTGAGTTGCATAAAGTAGACGTGACTATATTTCTTTCTATAGTCACTCATACAATTAGGCCGAGATAGCAGATTTAACGAAGAGACCAACTGCTTCAGGACGAAGACCACCGTGACCCATAGAGTACTTAGCGATGATCTGGTCAGCCTGATATTCAGCTCGACGTGCACGTTCCATAGCGAGGTCTTTCAGTTTGACCGTACCGACAGCAGAACGATGGAAGGCGATACCTTCAAGACCCGCGGCAGAAATCTTAGAGTTAAGAGCATGTTTACCATCAACACCTGCATTGAGGAAGTTCGGAGTTTCAACAATTTCGAAACCACAAACGTTCTTCAGTTTACCCGTGGTCGGATCGAAGATAGCCGCAAAGTTAGCCGCATCAGGCATAAGAGCACGGCAGATAGCCGAGAAGCCTTCAGGAGAAGTCAGGAAGTAACGGTCACCCTGCGGAACCCAGTTCTTGGTGAACTGAGCACGAGCATTAATGAGACCTTCAAGAAGCTTGTTGCCGTACTCAACGGTCGTAGCTTCAGACAACCCAGTGACGAACTGGTAAGCTTTACCCGTGCCTTCGTTCTTGAGCGTGTCATTGGTCGGGATGTTTTCGCCCATAACACCAGTGTTGGCAAGCTCGTTAATGATAGCACAGTCAGCACTCTGAGCAAGAGCCTCACCCAACTGGCGGGAATACTCAGTGCGAACGTCAAAGTGGTTCATTGCATCATCAATGTCAGTGATGAGGCAGTCAGCAGTCAGGAGTCCGTCAATCGTAATGACCTTCTCCGTGTTTTCCATCTTGGTACGCTGATCGTCCAGAGAGTCACCTGCGGCAAGGTACTTAGCGTTGGTTCTGCCCATAACGGGAAAACTTGCAGATTTACCGTGGGGGATAGTGCGAACCATGTGACGAGGCATCATGACAGACGTACGAGTGAAAGCCGTAAGGACTTCACCAGAGAACATCTTCATAAAGAGCGCATCACGATCTCCAGAACTCAGGTTCTGACCAGGATTGGAAATACCAGTATTAAGCAAAGAAGCCATTTATTATTCCTTATAAAAGTTAAATATTTAATTAGTTAAAAAATTAGAAGCGAGTGTGGAGCATCTTCTGCTCAATCTCTCGCATATAAGCTGAATCTTTTCCGTATCTCGGGTCAGACATTGCCTTAATCATAGCGTCCTTAGATTCAAACCCTTTGTTATCCGCAGTCGGACTTGCACCAGACCCAATGACAGACGGGTTGCGAGTTCCGTGTTTTGCAACCATGCGGCTCTTCATACCGTCAATCATGAGACCGATCATCTCAAGGTTGTCCGAGTCGATAGCTTTATTAAAGGCTGTAACTGTGGACTCAGGAAGATTCTGTCCTGCCCACTGAGTAATCCGTTTAAACTCTTGTTCACCACCTGCTCTCTGATAGACAGCCTGTGTGAACTTTTCAGCCAACATGTTTCTGGAGTCAATGAACGTCTGGATCACCTCTTTAGGATAACCTGCTTTACCAAGGTTAGCCATGGTTTCACCAGAGAGTCCACCAAACTCTTCGTACTCTTTGATTACAGCGTTGAAGTCAACACCCTTAGCCTTAAGGTCTTTGTTGACAGCTTTAATTGTGCTGTTGTTTTTAGCGATCTGTTCTGTCAGTTGTTCAGTTGTTTCAGCAGATTCAGTCTGACTTGCTTCACTACCTGCTTCAGGAGTCTCAGGACTAGCTTCAGGTTGTTCTCCAGTTCCTTCAATCTGTCCCTCATTGGAGAGCATAGTGTTATCTGCATTTTCATCATAAAAGTCATACTGCTGAGTGTTGCTGATCTGTACATCCACATTTTCTACCGTTGTGGTCGGTGCTACTTGTTCATCCATAATTAAAAGTTATCTCTCCAAGTTTACATCTGTTGCTGAGCCTGAGCTTCATTTACTGCCATCTGAGCTCCTGCATCTACTGCTGTTTGTTCTGCATACTGTTGCATCTGAGCCTGTTGTTCCTGAGCCAACTGTTCAGGAGTCTTAACAAGACCTGTGGTATCAATGTGAGAAGCCTCAAAGATTCTCATTGCAAGGTTACCAACATTAAGGGCTTGCATGAACTCAGGGAAGGCACTCATCATCTGAATAGCCTGTTGCAGGTTAATTAACTCTTGTCCTCGACCAAGAGCGTCAACCCCTGTGATAATTGTGGGTTCAATCTCTGCGAGGTTATTGTCGAACTCAGGTAATAACTGTTGGCTCTGCATCTGGTTAAACACACAGGCGACCAAAGGTAACTGAAGTTCATTACTGAGGAGACTGTATACTCCGCCAAGAGTTGCTTCAAGTTCATTTGCGACATATTGAATTTCTGTAGCTGTTACCCTCTCTGCGCTCCGTTGTACAGCAGAGTTCAACAGGAATGCAAAACTCAGTCTTTGTTCAATAGCCTGAGCTGTGGTAAGAACCGTGGACATGTCCTGAGACTTACCTAACTGCATAGGCACAATGTCTTCCTGACGTCCTCTTACGAAAGCTCCGTTGTCAGCCTTAGCCAAAGCTCTGATGTTAGTTTGACACTGAGGGGACACAAGGAACAGAACCTTAGCAGAAATCATGGACATATCCACAATGCTGTTGGTTAAGTTCTCAAGTGAAATCAAGTCACCAATGTAGTCCTCAACAAAGGAACGACCATAGGACTCACCATCTTTCTTAGAGAATCTTACAGGAATCCAAGGGCATTTACCATAAGGGTAACTTTGTTCAGAACCTGCAACTACCTCACCTTCAATTTCCTGATAGCTTTCCCAAGTACTACCTTCAAGAGTGTCAGCTCTAACAAGATATATATGAGTGTAAATATCAACTTTTTCATCCAGTTGTTCATCCCCGCTAGACTCCATGTTAGTCTGTAAGGCAGGAGGCAAAGTCCCTCTTGCAAGGGTATCTTTGGCTACAATCTGAATGACATTGCCTATGGTATCTCTCTGGACAACATAGTTTCTTAACGTGTAAGCTCTCATACCACCTTCAAGAGGAGGTAGGAAGAGCAGTGCGTTACCTGATATGAGCAACTGCTTGATAATCTCAAACAGTGTAGGTCTGATGGAGTTGGCTTCCATGTACTTAATCATGGCCTGTTCCATCATAGCCAGAGAGTAGTTAATCTGTTGCTGTAACTGGTCGTCTCCAGAGTTCTTCAACGCTTCGTTACTCTCAGGGTCAAGCCCAAGTCTGAAGAAGGGCTGACTCGGAGGAAGCAGTGCAAGCAGAAGTTTACTAGCCAGATTGTTAAGTCCTCTAGCTCCTACGCTGTTGTAAGGACTTTCATAAGACGTACCTCCATCATCAGATTCCTTAGGGAACAACTGAGGGATGGTATACGTAGCATTCTTTTCAGCTCTCTGTGTGTAGTTGTCTCGTTCCTGAGTCAACCTGTCATACAAGGTCTTAGCACCTTCTTCTGGCTTATTGTTTTCTGCTTTAGCCATTAGTCAAGCTCCTTAACCTGTTTATAAAATGT